GCTTTGTCGGGAGCAGGTACAGTCTTAGACGGTTTGTTAAACACGTTGTACCCGTTAGGAACAGCAATAGAGATTACCTGCTTGTCTCCGGGCGGCGTCATGCCAAAGAGATCGTTCTTATCGTGTATGAAATGAACCATGTCTCCTTTTGTGTTTAATACAAACTCATCACCCACGCCCCCAAGACCTTTAGCGGCAGACAGGTGACTTCCCCTTACGTACACAACGCCGTCTTCTACTTTAATTTTGCTCTTAGCTTTCTCAATCATTGCCTGTGCTTGTTCGTAAGCAGATTTCTGACCCTTTGTTAATTTACCTCCAGTGTCTAAAATCTTTTTGTACTTAAAAAACTGAGTAATTTTATCGTAAGATTGTTGCCTACTGTTTTTAGTAGTGTACTTAGAACTTTCTGTCATTTTATTAATGAATCTTTCAGCGGCATTAAGTGGCTTACCAGATTCTTTATTTACCATTGTTTTGTCCATAATTTTAGAAAGAGCCGCAAACTCTACTAACTCGTCTTGACTAAACTCTTTCTTATCAGGAAAAATCTTACGTATCTGTTGCATCCCGTGGAACAAGAAAGATGCTTCAGTCGATTTACCTTTTAGACTTTCTTTAGCAATATCTGAGAATGCTGTAGGATTTCTTACGACAACAAGAGCATCATCAACGCCCTGCGCTTGTTTAATTCTATTCACAACGGTACTGATAACATTATCGTCTAGAGTAATATTGCTTTTTTGTAACTGACCAGAATTAACAACAGCGTTTTTAACTGTAGGTACGTCTAATTCTCCGAAGGCTACTGCCTGAAGACCTTCAAAGTCTTTAATTATTCCTTTGGCTTCCTCCCCTCTTCCGTATTTAATTAGCTGTGTCTGGTCTAACTGCCCTTCCAAGTACGACAAATCTTCTTTAAACTCGCGTAGAAACGTGTTATCTTCAGCGGTCTTGTCTTTCTTTTTATTCAACTTGTTATATCGGCTTATACGCGACTCAGTAATCGGAGCAGCAGACCTACGTACAGACATAGGTACACCTTCTCTACGAGAGGCTACAGCACGAGGGTCTAGAGTATCTGCTACGGCCCTAGGAGCAGTAACACCGACAGACGCTAATTGACCGCCTAGGCCAGAGCCGTAAAAGTACGGTTGTCTGTTAGGTGCTTCTAAAGATAACGCCCTTGTGCCCGTCTTAGCGGCAGCTGCTGCTGGTACTATAGCACCTAAGTCAAGGCCGTATCCAAGACGTTTAGCCATGTCAGGGTTTTGCTGTAGGTATTGAGTGGCTGCTTTTGCCGCCTCAGTATCCATAAGTTGATTACCTAAATCCCTAAGGCCTCTTTTTACAATATCAGGAGTTACTGCAGATGCTGCTGTCATAAACATCTCAGCAGGAACGTCAGCGAATAAACCAACAGCATTGGCTGCCCCCTGAAGCATTTGATCTCCTACGCCAATTTCACCACGGGAATACCTACGAGACTGATTAGAAAAATCTGCAATACGTCTCTCAGCATTTTGACGCATACGTTGTAACATTCCGTCTGCCACTTATTCTTCCTCTTCTCGCGTTTCGTTTATAATGTCTACCAGCAACATTCTATCAGCTTTTAGAGCATTAACAACATTCATATCATCTTGATAAAACTCTATTGCCTTATCCATAGCAGACAGAGTAGACGCGTAAAACTTTAAACGATTCTTTTTCGACAAAGCCCTAGAAGCACCAAATAACAAGGCTCCCGATCCCGCCCCAAGCAGTACGCTTTCAGTCAAAAGTTGACCAGCAACACCACCGGTTGCTACAAGCCCTAAGGCAGTGCCCGGTAGCATGGCTCGCTTCTTTATCGTATCCCACGCTCTAGCAAACATATTACTGCCTTCTTTGGCTCTTCCTTCACGTAGTCTATCTTTAGCTATTAAAAGATTGTGCATACGATCTAACAAGTGATGTGCTTCATCTCCGTCTGTGATGTCTTTTAACGTTTGATTAAGCACGTTTCTTACGTGTTGACCTGCAGCAGTTTTAGCAGATTCAACAGTAGGATCAAAGACCTTTTTTTGACCAGATGTTAAAAACCTGTCAAACTCTCTCCTAACTTCTAGGAGACTTATTGCATCTCCTTTAGTTTTTTGTAGCATCTCAAGAGCAACTGTAGCAAACTCTTTTGCTTTGCTTTGTGCATCAGGACTTAAAAGTTTGTACGCAGGTTGATTACTAAAATCTTCAATAGTTGCTACCATGTCTTGTACAATAGTATCTACGTCAAACTTAGGATTACCCGATTTATTAATGTGTGCTATTAATTCTTTGTCTGCTTGAGTTACTGCACTATTAACCACTTGATGATTATATGTATACGACCTGTTTGGGTTTATGTCTTCAACAGTCTCCAAAACTAAATTTACAGTCTCTTCTTTGTCAGAAGGCACATACACTTTTTTACGTGTAGGGCCAACTTCAATTACTTCTCCTGCACCCTCAAAATTATCAGGACGCATCATCTGTAATATACCGGCCCTAAGTTCTTCAATATTGTTCATGTTATAAGCAGCCTTTGCTCTCCGGGCCTGTGCTGCAAGACTTGCTTGAGGAGTTGAAAGAATACCTACGTCAATAGCTGCTTCAAACTGTTCTGCATCTGCAGGATTCTTCTCTTTCCATTGTGCATAATATTCATAACCTTTACTAAGCGCTGTTGTTGCTGCTTTAACAAAAGATACATCTTTTATTTCATCCCAAGCCATTTCAGCGCCCACGCGGATAGCGTCAGGCAAAAGAATATCTATAGCACCACCAACAAGCGCACCACCTGTTCTAGCAGCCTGAGAAATTCCCAGAGTAGTTGCTTCAACAGCGCTGAGACTTGGCTCTAAGCCCATTTTTTGTTCTAACTCAGTAACTGGTTTGCCTCCGCGAATGACTTCAGCGCGTCGCTGGAACTCAGGAACAGCGCCAGACAAGATTTCACCCGGAGCAAATTCCCCGTATCGCTGACGCACTTGTTCAGAATACGGAGACAATTCCTCTAGACGTTGAGCAAAAGTAGCTTCTGTTACTGGTTCAGCAAAGTCCTCTTCTGTTGCTAAACCAGCAGCAATAGCTTTACTCTTTATTTCTTCTTTAGATGTCCCTTCAGGAACATTCTCAAGAACTGTGCCGTTTGGTAGTGTAACATTCATGCTCAGAGATCACCCCAGTTAACTGTTTTGACGCCGCCCTCTGGAATCTGTACCGCAGGGAAGAACGTAAGAACTCCAGATTGACCTTCACCTAAACCTGATCTTACGTCTTCTCTTACTTTGTTGTACTGGTTAATTTTGTTTACTGCTCCATCTCTAAGAGAATTAAGGATTCGCTTAAGTGAACTTGCGTCTGCTTTAACATCTCCTGCGACAACTTGTCTTGCAAACTCTAAGTCTTTATCCGACAAACCAGTACCAGCACCTAAGTTAGTAATATAGTCTGCAACGCGTGTTGCCGCCATAGCAGCATAAGTTTCTGTGTTAGTTATTCCTTCAAGACCGCCTAAATCTACACCAAATGCTTTTGCGTATCTATTAACATTCAGTTTTACATTAGCCAACGCTCCTGTAAACATATCATCTACCATCGGTAGAGACTCATCAATAGACCTAATGGTATCTGCCGCTTTTATAGCTTTGTCCTGAAGATCAGTAAAGTTTTTAGCACCAACTTTAGCTAATTCAGTTCCCATCTCAGAGGCAATCTGTTCAACTTTTTGCACTTGAGGCGGTGCTTGAGTTAATCCGATTTCTCCCGGCTGCTTCCAACGTTGGTCTGTCTCATCATACACAAGACCGGACTCGTTTACTCTAAAGGCTGCTATCTTGCCATCAGCAGTCATCCAAGATTTAACGTTACCTTTTTCACCCAAGATGATAGCATCAAATTCTTCATCTGATACGTCAGCTAACCCTAGTTCGTTAAACGTCCTAGAGTCAATGCCTGAGGTTTGAGCAATCCGTTGACGAACGGGTGTGCTCTTTGTTGGTACACCTTTTAGTTCTTGCGCTCTAATGTCCTTAGCAATCTCTTTTAGTACTGTTGAATCGCTGGTTGCTAAAACTGTCTCAGCAACACCGTCAAGACCTAAGTCAGTTGCTCTCCTTGCAAGAATGTCTTTACGTTGACTCATAGCTGCTGCTGACTGATTTGACTTAATAATTTCATCAGCTTGTTTAATCATCGCCATTCCTTGCTCAATAGCGCCTTGATTAATTAATGTACGACCGGCATCAAAAAGAGCCTGAGGATTTCTTTCTTGAATACCTGTAACAGCACCTGCTAGAGTTTCTTGTGCTGATCTTCCTTTAGCTGCTTGCGCGGCTCTTCGGAATGTTTCTGCAAGAACGTCCTCACCCCGAATATCATATCCTTGGGCTAGTTGCTCTAGAGCCTGAGGATTATTCATATTTTTTTGTATTAATTGTTCTACTTCTCTGGCTTGCTCTTCTTTTTGTTGTTTTTCTTGACGTTTAATAAGCATACCGCCTAGCCCCTGACCAAAGGCAGAGATAGGTTGACCGATTGCTTGCCCGATATTCTGACCAGATTGTGCCAGCATACCCGCTATTCCAGACATATTAGCCATTGTAATTACTCCTTAAGGGCCAGTAGGCTCGTCTTTAATCAGACCAGTTACCCAATCAAACAAGCCACCGGCGGCTGACTGAGCAAACGGAGATAAGATGCTTCCAAGACCTCCTAGAACACTTCCGTATACTCCTCCGTATAGATTTGCAAGACCTGTCTGCTGTCCCAAAAGACCCTGTAAATTAGCAATCTGAGCCTCAAGACTTAACTCACCTTGCTGCCTACGTGCTACATCAGCCAAGCCAGCGATGTTAATAGCAGGACTAAGAGCAGACAAGAGTGCAGCTTGAGGTGCGTAACTCTGTTGCAAGAATTGACCACCAAGTTGAGCCTGTTGTGCTTGCTCTTGTTGTGCTTGCTGAATAGCAGCTAACATTGCTCTATTACGTGCTTCTCCTTGGGCTTGCTCCATAGCAAACGCTTCAGGAGTACCGCCAAACATAGACGTACGTACACCTAAGCGTCCCTGTTGAGCCAGACGCTCTTCCAAAGCAAGTCTTTGCCGTTCTTCTTCAGGTCGTTGTGTTGCCCTGATACGTTCGTATACATTAGCTTCGCGAGCAGCCGTTGGCATCTGTGCCTGACCAAAAAACTGACCAGCGCCTCCAAACAACTGTTGTTGCATCGCTTGCTGTTCAGGGGATAGTGTATAAGTTGTTCCTGACGGGCCTCCGGTTACACCGCCAACTCCTGATGTAACAGTGAAAGGCTGAAACGAAACATCAGGTGCGCTTATTTGAGGAAGAGGAGTTTCAAATACTCCTGTAACATCGCTAGGGATTATTCCAGTAGTTATATCCCCTAGAATATCGCTTATCCAGCCCATTAGTAAGTACCTCCGTCAATCGTTCCTGTAGACAGAGTTCCCGTAAAGTTTAGCGCAGGGATTGTCACAGTGCCTGTAAATGTAGGTGAAGCTAAGTTAGCCTTAGTTGTAATCGCCGTTGAGATAGCGTTAAACTCTACGTCAAACTCAGTACCGCGAATGATCTTGTTTGTATCTCCAGAAGGCAGACTGTCCTTAGCGGTAAAGTTTGTAGTCTTTGTATAATTGCTCATACTGTTTTACCTATTAGTGCTAGTACATTAATTTCTTGGAGAGACAGGGCAGACCCATCAATTTCAGCTTCTAATCCGATGGTTATAATGCTTCCATTGCCTGTTGCTTGAACAGAGTTTCTGGTTGTTAGTTCTCCACCTGTATATTCATCTATGTTAAATTGTGCAATTCCAAAGTAAGCTGGTGTCTGGTTACCGATAGTAAACTCGTAGTTATTAAACGTCGTGTTAAAATCGTATGCCCACTTCATAAAACAAGTAGCGCCACTAGCGCCAACAATGGTAGGTCTTATCTTCTTCAACAGCTTAATCTTAGACGGATCACCAAAGGTAAGGCCGGGACTGTAGTACCTAAAGCGGTACGCCGATAAGTTATCTAAGTAACCAGAGTAAGTGCCTAGTCCATCTGATGTACCTATGTACAGTGTTCCGTCAGTCTTAACTTCAAACGACTTGTGTGGCGCTGAAGTCCATCGTGTAACCCTGTAAGACCCGTTTTCTAAGCGGCCCTTTAGATCAAAACAGTAAACTGTAGATTGATCTGGGAACGCTATCAGGTAAAAAGAGTTCTCAGGGCTGTACACAGAAGCCGTAGGCAATGATCTAGACTCAATTACGTTAATCAACTCTGTCTTGATGTTCAAACTCAAGTCAGACAGAGGTAACGACTTCTCTTGAATAGTACGTCCCAGACTTCTTAAGCCTGAGTTAGACATAAACAACACATCCGTACCAATGTGCTGAATAGAATTTCTACAGATGCACCCAACGCCAGCCACTGTATCAGCCAAAGCCATATTAGCTGGACTAGATGCGTTACCGTACACAAGTATGCTGTGCTTACCAAAGATAATCAGAGCGTTATTATGTGCAGCCAAAGCCCTGATCTCGTCGTATCCATCAGGCCACGCCTTAGATACATCTATAGAACCACTAGAACCACCAGTGAAATCTGTGCCAATCAACAGGTCAGACCAGTAAATAGTCTGAGTGTCTGTAGCGTTGTCTACGATCCAAAGACGCCCGTAAGCCGCAAGAGCCTCGTGACACTTTAGAGTAGCGTCAGTAGCCGTACCGTTAGCTACAGTAAACGTACGAAGACCTGTGGCGTTGTCGTACACCAAAGGGTCGTATCCACGTTGGAAAAAGTAAGCCTTGTCGTTAAAGTTAACAATCTTCCAGTTGTTAGCAGTAATGCTGTAGGCAGCAGGAGTTACATCAGTCAGGGTAGTCGTCCCTGTCATAATCTTGTTGTTACCTGCAGTAAAGATTACCTCGTTACCAGCGTCATCGTAAAAGTGATGAATCTTGTGAACGTAATCAGAGCCTAACTCAGTCTTGTCTGTAGTAATAACCTCAACGCCCTTACGCGCAGCAATACGACCACGCTTGTCAATAACGGCGTTGTCAGCAATGTCTGCAAAAGAAGGGTCTTGTGCAATCGGAGAGTCTTCCGTATTGACGCCCTTAAACGCAGGAGCAACTAGATTAATACTCTGTAGCGGCTGTGCCATCCACTAATCTCCTACGGTGTGTACCAGATAGTTTCTTCTGGGTGCTTCTGTGCATCTAGAGCAATAGCATCAGACAAGAACTTATCAGCAATAGCAAAGTACTCTGCTGCTGATGTACCGCCTGTTTCACCACGCTCACGAGCCAACAGAGCAACCGCCATGTGAATTACGGGCTGGCTAGGAATAACAAGCTGATCTGTGTCAGAACTCAAGTCAGCGTTTCTCAGAGTACAGTTGAACCGCAAGCTGTAAACACCGTCTGGCTTAGGGTACAAATCAATCTGAGTATCACCACTGGCATCAACACCGTTGTAAGTGTAGTAATCTGGTGATCCTGACACTGGGTCTTGATTTAGGTACTTGTTGTTAAACCAGTGTGAAGTCTGGTACTCCATAAAGTTATTAGACGTATCGTTAATTACGTCGAGAACCTTGATTTTATTCTGTGAACCAGTAAGGACGTAGTTAAAGATGCCTGAAGTAGTGGTTACTGTCAGGGTAGTTCTAAGTCCAGACCAATCCCAAGCATCTTCTACGATGCGCTTAGAGTCGTTAACAAAGTCACCTACCATTTTACTGTAGGCGTTATCAACAACAGTAGGCACCTCATCTTCCCTGAGGCGTCTAAGTACGTTATTTACTAAATTTAAATATGTCATCTTATGCTCTACCGCCTCTAGAACCAGTAAATATGCCAGCTAAAAAGTCTGTAATCGGGAAATCTCGTCGGGCCAATAACTGAGGAGATGCTGTGACAGCTACATTATACGGTTCAAACATACTTTTTCCACCGCCTAATCCACCACCGCCACCTGCAGCAGCACCGCCTTCTTCTGTTGTTTCTGCAGCAGGACAATCTCCTTCTGCTTCACACTGTCCAGTAGACTCACAGTAAGATTGACCTTCAGGACATTGAGTACACTCTACAGGATTAGCCGCAGCGTACTCAGCACAACTACAATCGTTACACTCAGGCGGCGCTTGGATACACTGATCAAATCCTTGAGGATCTGGCGTAAATCCGGGCTTACACTCGCCACAAGATCCATCAGGGTTTTCTACTCTATTCTGTTGGTCACAAGGTGACGCACCTTCTTCTGGGGTTGTTTCTGGAGCAACGTATCCGGGACAGTTAGATCCCTCAGCGTCTGCCTTAGGAGTACCGTCCGTGCAATGAGTGTCACGACAGGCGTATTCCCAAGAAACCCCAGCAAAACCGCTGGGCTTAGGCTGAGTACAGTCAACACCTGTTTCTGAAGGTGGTGCTGTAGTTACCTTTGGTTGCTTGCAGTCTCCGTTTTCGTGTTCACTGGGTAAACTACCATCTGCACACTGCTCACACCCGCTTTCTGTAGTAGCGTTGTTTGCACAAGGTTCTGGCTCTGGTGTCACAGGATCTGCAACACAACCACCGTTTGCATCGTATGTGCCACTTTCACCTGCTTCTGTTTTACAAGGCTCTCCTTCAACAAAACCCGGTTCAGGGTCTTCACATTCACCAGTAAGATCGTTGTACACCTGTTCGCCCGGACACTCAATAGGTGCTTCTACACAGCCACCCTGACCATCTGGGTCGTACCCTTGGAGACACCCACCACATTTACCTTCGTTTTCAACTATGCCTCCGTTTTTAAACACACTGGCACAATCAAAATCTTTAGGTGTAACAGGAGGAGCCGTAGTAGTAGTTTCGTCTCCAAAGCCTACAGAACCATCTCCGTCAAGGTCAGAATCAAAAATACCTTCGATTTCTTTAATTACTTTATCGCCGTATGTGCCACCAATAATGATGCCTTTAACCCAATCAGGAATACCGCCTGATGACGTAGGGTCTACAGCGCCTTCACCAAATATATCTTTAATTGTATCAATGACACCTTGAGCGCACTGTTTAGTTAACTCTGGGTCGTACCCAACGACGTTACCCTCTGCATCTTTTTCTATTCCAGCACAGCTTGTAATCTTATCAGTAATTTCTGTTACTTTACCAATAGTAGCTTCTGTAACTTGACCTACAGCGTTCTCTGCGCCTTGTGTTAAAACATCAATAATACTTTGGTCTTCTAAACACGTAGAGGCTGCTTTATCGTCGTTTTGCCCTGTATTTGGATTTACTCCAGTTACTCCGTCAGGGCCAGCCATACAATCATTTAGAACTTGTCTAGACGCTTCTTTCCAAGGGCCTGTGACAGTATCAAAGATTTCACCAATAGTAGGTAACTCAAAGATTCCGGGCAACGGAAGCCAATCAGGAATGGGTAATTGAATACCCTTACCAATAACTTTGATGTGTCTTATAATTCCTTCCCAGATACCTCCGTATCCCGGCAAGTCTTCAAAGTCAACTTCAGCACCAAAGATTCCATCGCCAATAGCAGCATCACGAATAATCTGTTTAAGTATAGCGTTATCAACAGTGCCTGTTAGCACTGATACGGCACTTCCGCTAGACGCTAAGTCCGCTTGTATGTAAGGGTTTGTCTCAATTCCCGCGTTGCCGTACTCATTAAAGATTTCTGTTAGTTTATCTGGGTCGCCGTTAGCCGCGTTGATGTCTTCATAAAGACCGGCATACTGAGCGCTGGCGGTCATTTCGTCTACGTATTCTTGAAACCCATCAATATCACTTAAGAAATCAACTTCAAAACTTGCAAGGTCGCGCCAGTCTGCATTACCAGCAGCAATGTCATCAAGAATGCGCATAAATTCTTGGGCTTCTTGTTGACGATAAATTCTATCTATGTCATCTACAGGATCAGTCTGCTCATAAAACGCGCCAAGAAGATCATTAAACAAACCTTCAACAAAGTTGGCCCAGTCAGCACCGTTTTCAAAATTGCTGTTCTCAAAACGCCAAGTACCGTAAGGATTTACTATAGGCCCAGCCATTACTTCTTCTGTCCTTTCAATGCGAGCAACTTATCAGCGCCACGGATGCCAAAGGATGCACTTACCGCCATAAACAACAGGTACTGATACCAGTCAGGCAAGCGGTCTAACTCTGTAAAAGCAACACCAATTCTACTAATGATGTCTAGATCGTTCATACCAATGCCCCACATAAGTGCAACAACAGGTGCGCTAAGAAGCAAAGTAAACCACTCGTCTTTCCACGAGGTAGCACTGGCTTGAGCCATAAGCTGCTCCCAAGACGCAGTGTTCTTAATGACTTCCATCTTGGCTGTGTGTACTGCTGCTTTCTCCTCAGCTTTGTTCTTGAGTACTTGACCCAAGAGGCTGGCTATAGGAGATATAATTGCTTGCCACATATAGTTACCTCATCATATAGACAACGAGGGACGCACAGGCACTAACAGCTATCCAGAAGAATCTCTCTGCGTTCTTAACAGAGGTAGCGTTAGTAGCCACGATGCCAGCTAGTTCTTTGATGTCGTCCTCTTGATCGTCTAACCGCTTCTCGTGTCGATCCATGCGCTTAAACACGGACAACATCTGTTCTTCAACACGAGCAATCTGAGATACTGCTTCAGTCAATTTGTCTAGCTTTTGCTCAATACGATCTAACCGATGTTCTTCTACCACTGTGTACCGCCTTACAACGTAGATGCAAGATTAAACAAGTCATCCATCTGCTCATCAGTAAGCCCGAGAGCCGGTTGCAACACAGCTACCCACACAGAGCCTCTCTCGACGACTGAGGAATACTCCCATTCAGTCTGTACTTTGCTCTTGTCAGGCTCAGGGATCAGCGCAAGTGCATCGTTGATCTGGCTTGCAAAACCCTGCTGTGATAACGCTAGTCGTGCCTGACGCATCGTTACCTTAGCCGTAGACCGCCAGTGAACTCGCTGGTCAGCAGTCATGGTGTCGTAAGTCACATCCATGATGTCTGAGTCAGGCCAGTTGCCTACAGCCGCAGGAGTGTCCTCAGTAGCCGTGAACAAGGCCACAAAAGCACCGTGGTCAGCCGCAGAGTCAATAGCAGACTCCATGTCAGCCTCAGCTTTGCGTACCGCAGAACGATACAGAGAGACTCCTACGGGTACG